CCTGGCCTGGAAGTGCGTTCAAATGATAACGCAGATGTTGTTTTTAGAACTACACAGGCCACATCCTTTGCAGAAAATAGTCCTGACTCACCATTGACAATTAAAGTCTTTGAAAGAGATACATCGGGACAACCAGTTTACTATTTGCTGAAAAAAATAGCACACGCATCAAGTGGAACACTCATACGAAAGAAAATTCAAGTAGGAGAGGCCTCACCCTTTTATGAGATTGAACTTGGAGAAGAAAATGTACTTGAAATTTTATCAGTAACGGATTCGGACGGAAATGCATATTACCAAGTCCCTTATTTAGCACAAAGTACTGTGTTAATTGAAGAACCTAATAATGAAAGAAATAGTCCACTTTATTCTAGATACGCAACCAGTGTACCTTATATACTAAAATATATTAAAACATCTCGTAGATATGTGGTACATACAAATACCGACAATTCAACTACATTAGAATTCGGAAAAGGTGACGATAAAATTGATGATGAAATTATAATTCCGAGAATGAGTAATGTAGGGCGTACTATGAATGAAAACAGATCGGTAATGGACATGGGATATGATCCAAGTAATTTCTTAAAAACGGATTCTTACGGAGAAGCACCTGCAAATACAGAACTTACGATTGACTACTATATCGGTGGGGGGGCAACTTCCAATGTTGCAAGTAATACACTAAACACAATAAGTCTTGTAAAATACACAGAAACAAGTGAATACTTAAATCAAAGTGAACGTTCGGTTTTGGAGGGAATAAAGAATAGTCTTAAAGTAAACAATCCAGAACCCGCCCGTGGTGGTAAGGGAAGTGAGAGTGATGAAGAAATACGACTCAAAGGTTTGTCATCATTTCCTGCACAATTAAGAGCAGTAACACGTGATGATTATGTTGTAAGGGCATATTCCATGCCATCTAAATTTGGAAGTGTGGCAAAGGCCTTTGTGACAAAAGACGGAATATTGGATACAAACTCACAACTTGATGTTATAAAAAATAATGAAACAGAAAACGACGTAACACCTGAGTCAATAAATAGAGTTTATGGGGAAATCAACAATCCATTTGCAATAAATATGTATATATTAAGTTACGATGCAGATAAAAAATTAACAGAACCAAATGATTTAGTATTTAAAAACCTAACAAATTATATATCACAATACAGAATGTTGACAGATGGAATAAACATTACAAACGCATTTGTAATTAACATTGGTATATATTTTGAGATTTCTGTTTTGCATAATTTTAACCAAAAAGAGGTATTAGATACCTGTCTGGTTGAGTTAACCGATTACTTTGAAATAGACAATTGGCAAATATCACAACCAATTGAATTGAGTAGTATAGAAATAATGATTTCAAAAATCAATGGAGTTCGTACGGTTGGTAGTATGAGGGTGGTTAATTTAACATCAAACGATGGAAACTATTCAGCAAATGAATACGACATTGAGGCCGCAACGATAAATAAGATTTTATACCCGTCAATGGACCCATCTATATTTGAAGTCAAATTTCCGAGTAGAGATATAGTAGGGAGGGTGGTGTCATGAATTTGTTTTATTATCCAAAAAAAGACTCAACAATTTATAGTCAAAGTTCTATGCGTGAACTAAACTTTGGAAAGTCAGAGATTTTAGAATTAAAAAATGACTGGTCAATGGGAAGGGGGTCAGATATTTCACGCATTCTACTACAATTTGATATTCCATTTTCTTTGCAAAATTATACTAATTTTAAGAATTTAAGATTTTATTTAAAACTTAACATTACTCAGTCCGAGGAACTAACGGCCGATACAAATATTTGCATTCACCCCATAACGGATGATTGGCAAAGTGGAACTGGAATTGGATTAGACGCAGATCCAGAATATCATGCGGTAAATTGGTTGTTTAAAACCGACTCTAACCTATGGAATACAGAAAACCAAGGTGGTGGTAGTTATTACACCCATGTTAAAAGATGCGAAGATGATAAAAGGCCTTTAGTATCAATATATAAATTTGAAAATAAAACATCCGACCTAGAGGTGGATGTAACTGACATAGTAAAGTGTTGGATTCTCGGTGACATTAAAAACAATGGTTTTTTAGTCAAATTTGAAAGTGAGGGACGAAGTGAAAGAAGTCAGTCAATAAAATTTTATTCAAGTAACACAAATACTATATACTCACCGATACTAAAGGCCTGTTATGTTGATTATGTTAGTGGTGATACCACAGACACAGGAATTGGATCAGGAAGTTTATCGGGATCATTAAGTTCATATGAATTTAATATTCCGAACTCATATAGTTTAGAATCATATGAAGAAGATGTAGATGAAAAAGTAGTAATTGGTACGTGTGAGCAGTATGTAGAAGAACCCACAATAATAAAAAAACCCGAACCATCTATATCAGGTGATATTACAGCAAAAATAAAAACAATAAGAAAAAAATATTTTAATAATGAACAAGTAAAGTTCAATGTATCGGTTAGAAATAAAAATCCAATTAAAACATTTTCAGATAAAGCAAGGTATGGGGGTGGTGGTATAACTGATTATGATATGTTTTATAGTGTGCGAGATGCAGAAACTCAAGAAATAATAGTTGATTATACCGACTTTTCACGAATAAGTAACTCAAAAGATGGTCATTTTTTCATATTAGATTTAAGTGGTTTGCATATAGGAAGGTATTATAAGATAATGCTTATGATTAGAGGTGAGAATGGAACTGAAGTGTTTGATGATACACGTGTATTTGAGATAGGAAGTTAAGCATGAAAAAACTACCAGAGTATCTCAAAGAAGAAAAATTTAATCAAAGAAATCTTCAAACACTATTAACTGAAGGAAGTTTGGAAAACAAGATTGACACTTTTAATACTATATCCTTTTCAACTGATGAGATAAATGAAGACTCGCAACTAGAAGATTTTCTTTTATTAATTCCAACCGAAAAGAGAAGACCAATCCCACCACAGGTTGAGACATACATACCAACACAGGTTACTGATTATGCACAAGATGTAGCAACAAACCCGGACGAAGAGGTTAGTGTAATTGATGAAGTGGAGGATATACAACAAGAAATGGAAAATATGCTTACATCTGAACAGGCATTACAAGCACAAATAGACGAATTGAGTAACCGATTGGATGACGAGATTGGTAACTCTGTTAAATTAAAAGAAGATGCGGCCGAAACATTTACGGCCGCAAAAGATATAATAGTATCACAAAGAATTGCAGCCGGAGAAGGAAATGCACCCAGTGAATTTTCTGACGTTTTTCCATTTCTACCAAAATCAGCAGAAGAAAGACAAAACGAAGGAGTCGATCCATTTCCTTTTATGGGTGGGTATGAATAGGAATAAATAACAATGGTGGATTTTATGAAATATATCCAACAGGTTCCGTCTGATAATAAAAAACTCACACGGGGTTTTAGTGTTGATGAATCAACCTTATCTATTGGATTTGAGAATGAACCAACACACTATAACTTTGGTTTATCTCCGAAGGATTCAATTGAATTTAGTGTATTTTCATCAGAGGGCATACGTTTGGCTTGGAAGGTTGTTGATGATGAACCAAACTTTGAAGTATTAAACCTTGATTATACAAACTTAGATGGAGACAGAATAAGTGGCCAAGCAAGATTGTTTACAAGCAATTATCCATCCATAGATGGAAATGTAGTAGTATCACCAAGTATTGACGCCAAGTCGGTTGGCATTGACTCTGGTTACTACTATATGCGTTATTCTTTTTTAAATGATATAGTTGGTTCGAGTGCCAATAAAAGTAAATTGTTAATAAAGGAAATATCAAATTCACGAACAGAAATAAAAGTAATTCCAGAGTGCTTAAAAACATCTATTCGTGCAGAGGATATATCGTTATCTTTTGATTATATAAATTTCACCACAAAAAAACTACCAGTTTCTCATTTATATAACTACACGGACAAACTTCTCAGTGAAGATAAAAATTTATTATCTCAGGAATTTGACACGGAACTGTCAGAAATTATAACTGATTACGAAGACTCAATCGAGTTAACTCTTGAAATGCTTGGTACAACTACACGAAAGCAAGTCTTCATAGAAATTGACTCTGTTAGAAAAAGAGTTTTTGAGTTGTATAAGAATACATTAATTTCAGAATATAATGAGGTATACACACGAACAGATTTTTATGTTCAGTATATAAATTGTATTAACTATGAAATATCTAAACAAAAACGATTAGCAGATTCAGGTGTTGATCCACGTATAATTGATTTATATAAGTCTGTGTTGATCACACTATACGATTCAGATTATTTAAATAGATTGTTCGTAGATAGATTTGAACTTTACTTCAACAATTATGTAAATTTTGGTCAGGGTGAGTTGTTCCCAATATTAGGAACACAACTTGCAAATGAAAATATAGGTGATGAAGACAAGCACACACCACTCATTATAAAACTATCGGATGCACTTCCTGCAAATATAACGATTGGGTCTAGATTGTATATTTCAAACAAACTATATTCTGACGATGTAGTACAGAAAGTAACTTACTTTAAAGAAATTAAGTCAAATCTTACAAAGTTGAGAGGACCGAATAGAAGTCAGATTATCAAGAATAACGGCACCAAAGAATATACAAAGGACGAACTTGATACTGAGTCTGGGTTAGATGAAATAGATGAATCAACGACGAAGATTTCTACATATTTCAACAAAAATATAAATACAGGAATTACAAGTTTTGAAGAATTTTCAGACTTTGTAAAGTTCTCTTCGGCAAAAAGACAACTTGATTTGTTTATACAAAGATTTTCTAAGATTTCAAAATTAATAAATGTTATATCTTCATATGAATATTCAATCGAGATACTTGCTAAGAAAGTGGAAGATAACTTATTACCGGAAAAAGAAGCAAATAGTTCTATTTCAATATTACAGAAACTAGAACTCAAAGAAAAACTAAAAGAACTTGACACAGAATTGTTGTCTCTGTCTGAGTATGAGAGATATTTACTTTATACAGATTCACCAAGAGCATATCCAAGGACCGATAATGTTTATGTTAGTGGTATAACTGGAAAAAACCGACTTGCAAATGGTAGGTATGAAAAATATTCATTTTTTAACGACAAGAACTCGTTTAAGCATTGGTTGGGTGACTGGTATCTTTGGTGGGACGCAACTTTATTTGAGTGGGTATTATCGGTCGATGCTTATTCACGAAATGAAACTTTCTTTTCTTTTAAAAGTGAGTCATACTTTTTTGAAACAGATGTAAGATGGGGAAACCATCTAGGTTTTGACGGAGACGAATTTGTAAAAATATCCAAAGAAACATTAGAATACGGACCCGAAAAGGGAAAACTTGCACCTGAGTATATTCCAGATGACATATCAAAGTGGTCAACTACAAGCAGAGGATATGCTTGGTATATAGATATGGCAACTGAGGCTGCTTACTACGACAAAAGCAATGACGATTTCTTGGGTTTAAATATACCTGAATTCTTAATAAGAGATGATCAAAACGAAGATTTCCTAAAATTATTAAGTGCAGTTGGTACGATTTTTGATGTAATTGACAACTACATTAAGAACATGGGAAATTCAAGAGAAATACGGAACAACCCTGAAAAAGGAATACCAGACGAACTTGTTTATTATTTTTTAAATTCCTTTGGGATAAATTTCACAGGAAAAAATACCAGAGGTGATGTAGTATCAAAACTTAAAATAAAAGATAAAGAAAGTACGGAGTATAAACGCAATCAAATATGGAGACGTATTTTAAACAATTTACCCTTGATATTAAAAACAAAAGGAACCCGTGAGTCAATTGAGGCACTTATGCGTTGCTATGATATACCAGAGCAATTATTTGTAACACGTGAATACGGTGGTGCGTCACTAGAAGACTCTTCATCAAATTTTTCCGAGTTTTCTTTTGACACATACGATTATAGTTTATCTATTGAAAATGAAGATGAATATCTTGAAGTGCCCTGGAATCACAATGATTTAAAACCAAAATCAATTGAGTTTAAATTATTTATAAATTCGGAGCCACAGATCAAAAAAACATCTGCCGAAGACGATACAACAGAAACCTACGCACGTGAAGTTCAAACTATAATTTCAAACGACAATTGGAATTTTGGAATTATGAGATTTTCTGATTACGATGATGGTTGGTGGAGGTTTTATGTATCGTATCAAATAGAAGGTGAGTCTCATGAAACACATAAACTAATACCAGATTTAGATAAAAAACCACTTTATATAAAACACTCCGATGGGTACGATGTATTAATTCAGGTTTCAAGAACTTTCCGTCAACTGAAAAGAAAAACTTTGCGGATCATAATCAAAAGACATAGTGACGGTGAAATTGTATTAACAGAAACTGCTGATATTATAATCGATGAAAAAATGTTTTTGAATTTTTCAAAGGCCAAGGACATTTACGTTGGAAACTATTTGGGTAGTAGTTTTAAAGGGCAATTTGATCGTCTGCGTATATATAATGAAGAAATTACAGAGGATGATTTTGAGCAACATATTAAATACGGACAATCTTATAGTTTGAGAACAACCGATAAATCCGTTGAAGATACCTTGTTACTTAAAACTAACTTCGACCAACCACATGATATTTCTCTTGAAACAAATTATAAGTTTGGTTATGGAATTATACCAAACTCTTCGTTAAAAGAATCACACCCAAAATATATAAAATGCTACAATTTTAAAAAGACACAATATCCGTTTGAATTTGTAGGTGCATATAAAAAAGAATTTGCAGGATTACCAAACTTCGGAGCCCAAGTTTTTAATAATAAAAAAATAAGAAGAGAAGAACTAAATTTAAATGCAAATTTAAATCCATTTAATAGAGTAACAAATAAATCCTTGGACCGTGTTGGGGTTGATACAAATAAACTTGGAGTGTTTTTTGGAAAAAGTGTAACACTTAACGAAGAAATAATAAAGTTTTTTGGTAAAATAAAATTGGGAGATTATATAGGGAATCCGGAGGACTATAACAAACGGACATACAATGAATTAAAAAAACTAAGAAATCTATTTTTCAAACACGGGTTTGGTAAAGTTGACTGGAACAATTACATAAACAGTATCAAAGGATATTTTGACGAGTCATTTTTTGATAACATAGAAAAGTTAGTACCTGCGAGGAGTATGCTGGTGAGTGGTCTTTTGGTAGAACCACTATTACTTGAAAGACCAAAGGTTAAGGGAACGGACTTAGACACAAATCTTGAATCAAATGTTGATAGATTTAATATTATAGAATCAACTGAAAAAATAAAACCACTAAAGAATATAAGACTTTCTGCTAAACACACGAACAAGAATATAGTGGAGTTTGCAAACGCAAAAGTTTACGGACCAAGAAAAACAGATGAGAACGCAATCTGCCTAAATTCGGATATTGCGTATAAGAATATAAAAGGAAAAACACACAAAACCGAGATGTTTGAGAATATTGATTATGGCAATTTACAAAGTGTTGCGTCCAATTTTGGTCATGTGAGTATAGAGGGTACGGATTATCGTGTTGAAAAGGATGAGTTTACACTGAGTCATCACACAAGTTTTACAAACGGTCTTGTAGACTATACAATTGCAAATAAAGTAAAAATAACAATAAAAATTACTAATGATAACTCTAATCACTTTTCTTCTGCGGAGGGTGAGTTCTTCTCGGGTAAAAACCTAAATGGACAACGTCTTTTCACAAACAACGCAGAGACTTGGTTCATTTACTTTGAACCTTATATTAATATATGGGTTCTTGTAAACAAAGACCCCCGTACAAGTGCAAATACAAATGAAATAATTTCAGATGGTTCTGTTAAGAGAATTTACTGCACAATACAAGGTACGGAATTTCCTACAAATTTCTATATAAACTCCTATACTGATGTAGTAAGAACTCTGGTCGGTTCATTCGAGTCGTGGGATGATATGTTTCTAATTTCCGGAGCAACCGGAAAATTACCACTTAACACAAATAGAATTTATCGTGCTACATCGTCGGTGAACATATTAAACGATAAATTTATTAATTTATCAGGAGAAATACTTGGTGTTGTTGATTGTGAAATAAACGGAGTTTTTGACGGAAAGTATAATGAAATTTTAGATGACGGGACCCTTGTAATACACAAAAAAGGAAGTTATGTATTCAGAGGACTGAAGCAAACGATTAAATTTGACGGAACTTTCTCAGGAACTTTAAAAAGAGGATTTGTAGGATCAACAGAAACTCAGTCAGACTTTGTAATTCGGAATGGTTATGTAAATGGAAAGAGATACGGTGGGTGTTATTTTTCTGATAAAAAATTATATGGAAATATAAACGATGTCATTGAAAATGATTTAAGGTATACTGATTTAGATTTAAGTATTTTTGATTCAAATAAGATAAACACCACATCTCAAACATTTAAGAATATTAAATTAGTGCCAATTCCTAATAAAATAGAATATTATGTTGACGAGAGTAAATTTGTTGTAAG